CCTTGTTAGACAATACGTCTTTAGTACGACGACCTGAAGCTAAATACATTTCGTATTTAGCCCAATGTCTTCGTGGAACTAGAGAATTTACTGTCTGAGATCTTAGATCTGACTTGAATTCGAAACCTCTAACCAAACGAAAATCATTTGGATCGTAGTTAAACGATTGAAGTTTCTTAATCAAAACAGGATCGGAGATCTGTTTCCCAACTACTTGATCTGTAACAAAGTAGAGGGGAATATCAACGAGGGAATCCTCGCTCTTATTCCGAAATCTTTTTAATTCGAGAGTATCACAACTCAAGAATGTAAAGCTCGGACCGCCGCGCAAGGGCAACGGCAAAGAACGGAACAACAGACGCTTAAGTTGAGCGAACGAGGGATAAAATAGTGCGAGACGCACCACTTTATTCCATACGGATACACAATCTCCGATTGTTATCGGGTATTGAAAGTCGAAAGACTCAATGTAACCGTCGTCCTGGTGATAATTTCCACCACAACTTTCGCGAAATGGTCCTGAAGAAAATGATTTATCAGTGTTGACTTTTAGGCCAACAGAAGAGAGCAAAACGATTAATTGTTCTGCTTTCTCCTTTTTAATGATAATATCATCACCGAAGACGGTGGCTTCAGGATCTAGTTGTCTGCACAACGTGGTCAATATCAGAGTCATGAGTTCGAAAGTGAACCCATTGCCCATGGAACTGATTTTTTTAGGTAAATAAAAATTACCGTCAGGACCAAGGACGAAAGAACTGCGAACTTTATGCAATTCTTTCATGATATGACTTGGAAGTAGGAATTCACAAAGACTGATCGAGATGCTATCACTAGCATTTTTTAGATCAATCGTTGCTATATCATCAACACACTTAATGCGTTGACGATGAACATCTTGAAGGGTATCGAGATCAACAGAGAACAACCTGTTAATTTCGCCTTTAAGATGATTACCTACTGCACGCTGTGAAAGGATATTACCGAAAGGCTCTATATTGATAGGACGTCGTTTTTCATTATTCTTTGGGACCGTACTAAAACGGCTGCCCTGTGTGATTCTACATACACGGGACAATTTCCAATAGAATATGTGCTGACCAACATCTCCGGAGCGATTTTTAAGTCGTTCATAGAGGTACGTGTCAGCTTGACGTTCTGTGAGATTAAAGTTCTTTCGGGAAAACCAATTAGTGTAACGATTTCGGACTGCGCGTTTAAGCGCTTTATGACTGTAACAGATTTCGGCCATGAGGCTGAAATTGTCGGCAGTGCAAGTCCAACGGCTTGTGACCAATCTAGCTTCAATGCTATTTTGTCCACGGGTCGGATCAAACTCGGTCCCTTTAGGGAACTCGATTTGATCAAATCGTACTGGCAACAAATTCCTGTGAAGGAACAGTCTTGCCCTATACCAGTCACCGGGAGGTAACTGGACATCCGGTAGTCCTTCATCGTTTTCGATCCATTCATCCCAGCACTCGCGTGCCAAGATATCAATGCGATCGGAAGAAGGAACCTCCATTTTCTTACGATATCTTTTTTGAGCAAAATCTTCAGAGAATGAAGAAGGAGCCGGAAAAGACACGGAAGGGAGGATTTTCTGGAAAGCAGTGATTGTGCTTTTAGTAAGCATGGTTGATGCCCTTTTATTATTAATGTCAAGAACGACTTAAAACTACACACCGGCTGGAATGACTGGAACGGTTGTTGGTTCGAAACCAACAAGAACGTTTTCGTCAACCCAAGCAGGTAGGATAGGTAAAACAGTCTCTTTGATAAGAGCTGAAAGTCGATCCTGAGACATTAATGATCCAGAAACGCGGATGCGTACACTAAGTTGATCATTAGCGGAAGTATTTCCGACGTTGATTTGATTAGTGTCATTGATGATGATTTCCGTAAGGAAATTATCTACAGAGACACCGTTAAGGCTTTTCTTACTGTCTGTATTTTTAATACGAACAGTGAGATCACGCTCAACAGGGTCCGCGAATGTTACTCCGTTCGCGTCACGGGTTAAGATTTTCATTGACATAATGTGTCCTTAGTACATTAATTAGCGAAGCTTTTTTAAGAGCTTGCTAATGGAAGAAAAGGATAAAGCATAGGCATCGAGTTGCCGCATCCAACCTAAGGATGGGTTAAACTCAAAGTCTATGTCAGTTGGTGAGAATAAGAACCTTTCGTAAGATTGTTCGTCGACGGTCCGAAGTAAATCGGTCTGAGTCACGAGAAG